AAAATTTAAAAATAAGACCTTATAGTCTTGGTTATTTACGTAGATATTACGTTACAATAATATCTAAGGAGGGACAATCGTACCTGGAAATGGTAACCAGAATAAAACTGGTTGGTACGTGTAAAAGAAAAGATTAAAATCTTCTCCGACAGCAATATAATTATCAAAAGCCATCAACTCGAAACGAGTTACCTCCGATGCTGCTACGTTCTTAAAATTTAAAAAACGCAGTCTATGGTACGCATGTTCATCGGTACCAGATGTAGTGTTCCGTTGTAGTCTTCTACCTAAGTGAAACCTACGTTTTGAATAAAATGGGAATTCAATTCCCAAATTTTTCTGTTGTCCGAAACTAACAACATGACCACCATCCAACATATTCCCATTATATAGTTGTGATGAGGTAGAATAATTAGATACATTAGCAATTCCTGAATTTATACCTAAAAGATCTCTATATGCAGCTGTTCCAATAGAAGCATCTCTATTGATTTGGATATTGGTGATAGATCCACTCTTTCCCATATCACTACTGACGTATTTATGTCGGATACCACCACGATAACCGACATAACATGGAGTTAACCAATGAAGTAACGTCATAAAAGCTGGAGTATAAGGATCTGTGCCATCGGTGAATAAACCTTCAGGGTCATATCCACCAAAAGCTGGAAAATTTGGTAAATCCCAAATTTGTAAATTAACATCATAATTATTAGTAAAAGTAATTGCTTGCCAATGCGTCATATTAAAATTATACCTTTTAAGTAGTGATCTAAAAGATACTACAGGATCACCGAAAAATACTTTCGACTTCAAGTCTAAGACATTTGGCGCATCAGGTATAATCGGGGTCGGGGGAACACCTATGACATTCTCAGTGTCCCCAATTGTTTTGGTAGGCTCACCCTCTGAACCTTCGGCAACAGGAGCTCCAAAGTAACTTAATTCTTGGATATTTCCCCCATATGGTGCCCTAACTTCAAAATCTTTGCCAGCTTTAATAGAAAAGTATATAGATACGCCTTCAAGGGTACCATCACCTGGCATAGATAGCTGATTTAATACTGAAACTGCAAAAACTCCATTACAGTAATCATTAATATCACTATTAGATATTGAGCATGCCCCCTTAATGGGATCATCGTGCAACATGGGTGATTTTAAATCATATACGAAACGATATGCATCTGGCATAGCCCAGGGAACTGAAAATTCAAACGTCCGCTTTTCAGCTATGTCTATAATCTGAGAGTACATAACGTTAGTTGCATTAGGGGTATGAGCATTTGTCCTTTTAAGTGGATCCCATGTAATTAATAACCTACCACGAGCGAACTTATTCGCTATTACTTCTATCTTATAGATAATGGTTCCAGACCAATACCTAAAAGGAGAACTTGCTGTACAAATAGCAGTAGGAGTAACGGTTAAAACTGTTATATCATCTAAATGTGCTACGGCTGGATGCACTCCAGCAGTAAAAAGCACGTCATCAGGATCATTATTTGTAAACCAATTAGTCCCAGAAAAGATAGTATATTTTTCAGCTATCGACGCGATAGTTAATTCATCTCCAACATTTAACCCAACAGTTCGGGGATCTATCGTCAACTCTTGTTTTGGATCTAATGTTAATTTAACACTTTCGTCAACACCTTCTGTCCAAGCTATTGTTCCTATTGGTTCGCGTCTCATTCTACTAACGCCAGCAATATCTGCTGGTCTTGCATATCCAAAGATTTTTGCAATTTTGGCTATTCCACTAGCTGCTATTTCCGTTGCTTTCGCAAAAGGTCCTATAAAGGGAACGTTTGTTAACAAACCTGCTATACTAGAAATAGTATTTGCCGGACGGGATATAATCCCATCATTTGCTACCGACTCATATTCATCACCTTCAGAACCTTGTGATGAGAGATCATTTGTAGGTACACGTAATTCTACATCTTCACACCAAGCGTAGACTGTATACCCAATATTACCAGTTGAAATATTATTGCCAAATTCTGCTACTAATGGATTAAATTTGAGAGTACCTAAACGGTCAAAATTTACACGCACTGTAGTGTTTAGATAACTATCTTGCCATATAAATGGTAAACACATACATCCCCCTTGTGAATCAGTCACATCTATCATAATATGTGGTAATTGGGAATTCTGTATTATTGCTGACATTTCTTCAGTTGTTGCGGGAAATCCTGTAGTCAGGTTATTAACCGTAATACCAGCCGACAAACTATATAAGGGTTCATATGAAACCATACTTCGTCCAACAAAGAATGGTGCACCATTAACAACAATTTTAATCATTAGCTTTCCTCTGAATAAAGAAAAATTATCAATTTTAGCTTTGACAGTTGTTGAATCTGCCCAAGCAGTCCATGGGTTAAGGTCGTGGGGTGCTAGAGTGGTAGCTGAATATATTTCTATTGGCCTAGAAAAGAATTCTGCAAACGTTGCTGATGTACCATCGGACTGGCTCACTGTGGGATCTCTAGCTCCCTGTATTTGCGTCATAACATCTTGTGACGCATCAAGAAATCCTACATTTTGCTCTTGAGAACAAATCGATGTAGGTTGTTCGACTACTTTCATAATCGGGTTTTTTGTGTTCATATTATCCATAATCCCACACTATCTCTTTCAATGACATTCTCTTCTTACAACTTAACGGGGGGGATGAATGTTCATCTAGGGCGAGTCACCCTACGTTTTTTCCCTCGGCATTATCTTATCTCCAATAGACTAATTCACGATATAATGCATACGTGAATGATGGTAAGACATCACCTATTCCGGAGCTGATTATAAATAATCAACTCGAAGGTGGTTGATCCACCAATCATATGTATGAAACATATGATGTACGTCTTTCTTTGTTAATATTACCTGCATCTTATCAACAAAGTCGTCGTACTTCTCTCTTCCATGCAAAACCATTTCTCGTTCTGCAGATTCCAATGCTTCTCTGCATTGTTGAATTGGACCTAAATCAGTTTCACTAATAAAACTTAAAGACTTAAGAATTGAATTAAAATCAAGTGGTGCTACAATTGTATTAAGTTCAGGTGAAAATCTGAATTTGCGTTTTAAAAACTCAATCTCATAAATATTCATAAACTTAATTTCATTATCAGATTTATCTGGAAGCGTATATCTGACACCTATAGTAGCTAAAGCCTTTTTCATTTTAATAAAATTAAAATCATATTTCTCTGACACACCAATAATATTGTCATCTCCATAAGTCATAACAACGACATTGTCTTTAAACTCTTCAATTGGATAACCACATATAACCCATGCTAAGCGTATATATAAACTATTATTGCCAGAATTAAAAATAGATGTTATAACAACACCTGACGGAAAACTAGCAAAAACCATGAATAGCATAAATAATGCTAAATACACAGGAAACACTGTACCAATCATCATATTGAAGAAAAACTGTTGCGTCATTGTAGTGAATAGTAATAAACTCAAAATCCACCACCACACCATTGTCAAAGTTAGGGACAATTCAGACATTATTGATTTATCGTAATGAAAATAATCACCACCAAACACACGATGTGTGCCAAATTTAGTGATATGTTTATAAAATTGATTCCATTCTCTACTTGTTGCATTTATACCAACTGCACATTCAAATACAAAATTATTATCTTGTATAATCTTGCAAAAAGGTAATAAATGTTTACGCATTATATGAGCTAGAATTAAAGGTGTTCCACCAAAAACTCTAGGTTTTTTAACATAATAATGTGTTGGAGGGTATTTCTTTTGATAACAAAGAGGTATACCCGTTCTTGTTACGTCTCTGACAGGTCTTTCACGTTTTTTAATCTTCCTTGGTTCACTTTTTAGATGCTGCATTATAATAGGTATAACAGCATTATATTGTAGATGATCTTCTAGTTCTTCTATACTCTCATAAATTTCACTTGAGTAATTAACTCCATCTGGATAACCCTCTCGCGGATCATGAACCAATAAATTCTTCTTCTTAGAAGGATAATTAAAACCACCGCTAGTCAATTTCTTGACAGCATCGATATAATTAACTCCTGGAATACCATTTATTGCTTCATAATCAGTTAACGTCGCGATCTTAAATCCAGTCCTTATCTTAAGATTATTTTTAATATCATTAAAATAACCTAAAGCTACTTTCTGTAGTAGGGCAGGTGGTATCGAGTTATTATGGCCACTAATTATCTTTAAATCGTCTGCAAAAGGATCATTCCATTCTCCATTAACGTAACCTATCTTCCATTCAGGTACTCCCATTGGAAGAGGTCCATATACTTCTGCAATTTCTTCCTGTAGATAACCAGCTCGGACATCAATCTTAGGTTTTCCTCTCCTAAATTGTGTAAGCTCTCCTAGAAACATCAATTTATAATCATCTGTTGGTAAACCTTCTTCATGTTGTGCTTCTAAATAATTCAGTGGACTTTTCCGATGTATTGCTTCTGTTATAGTTAAATTGGAATCCTTTTTAAAGTTTTTATCATCTAATCTCCCCAAACCATCACTATTAGCAGTCACAATAATTGAATTACTAATACTATCTATAGCTTGTTGAATCAATCTATCTGTTATACAAATACTATATCCGCCGTCAACTGGACTACCTGCAATATGCAATCCACTAATGCCACTGAAACTTCCAAATTTAACAATAAGCGGACTAACACACTCGCCAGGTAACGATAGATTATAAGAAAAGTATTTCTTATTAAAATATTCTCTTTTAATAACTCTCCTCTCTTCTCCTTTTTCCTTTTTCTTGACATCATAAGCTAGACCATAAGTAACTGTACTATTAAAGATATGTTTCTGTGTATAACCGACTAAAATACTTTCATATTGTTCTCCTTCTTTCAATTCTGCAAAATCTGAAAAGAAATTCATAATATTTCTATATGGTGCACCTCCAAGGCACCTAATAACTGTAATATCAAAGCCAGGTATATCATATCTTGTTGTCTCGTCTATAGATTGTACTTGACTACGTGAAAACTTATTGTTGGACGCTAAATCTCCATACTTAATTTGAAAAGTCTCATTTATAGGCGGTAAAGAATGTGTAGGCACCAACATGTTATTTCCTTTAACAAATAAACCAACACCTTTAAGTGCAATTTTCTTCCCATCTTCAACTATAAAAACATCAAATTTAACCATATTATTTCGTGTTAAACGAATCATATCGTCAATCTTGACAGTTTTAAGAGGTTGTTTGTCAGTATGAATAGCACCCTTTGATAAATTTGTCCACACATTTTGCCGTTCTTTTGCATCGTCGTTACAAGCATATTTAGAACCACTTCCACCTTGTGCTTCGACTATTGTCGACACATCTAGTGCATTACTTTCAGTAGGTGTCTCATCATTTTCAGTAATATTACAATCAATGTACCAAGTATCCTGCTTAACATTAATTAAAGCCTTATCATTTTTAGGAGAAGGCGACAACTTATTAAAAAAGAACTTCATGGTATACATAGCTACTAAACTAGCTACAGCTGTTTTCACTTTTGGAAAACTGTCAATAACTTTATACCTATTCTTAAAGTAATATGTATCCGCCTTATTTCCTAAAACTACTATCTCACGAAGATCACTTCGGAGTAACTTAAGATCTTTAACTCTTTTTTGTGTATAATCACCGAATCTTATACTAAAATGATACATAAACATTACACAAAAAGCAGTAAAGGCTCCCATTAATGTATAACCACTAAATTCAACTAATCCTTGCGACTGTGGTCCTACATTATAATATTCATCTTCCTTAAGCATCAAAGTAGTCTCGCCTTTTTCAACAATATTTTCATTTACTTCCTTATTATCTGGTTTATGTTCATAACACATATAAACACCACACTCCTTACAACATAGCCCATCTACTATAGAAGGATCGAGCTTTGTTTTATAATTAATAGTACGATCTAAATGCGCTTTCATCATCTGTGAGATAACTGCTTGAGCTTCCATTATTGAAAGCAACGTTTTTGTACCACCAGTTCTAGGATCAGTATATTTAAGCTTCTCATATGCTACTGGTATATCAGTTCGTCGTGTTATTCTATGTCCAGTGTGTTCACGTACAACAACTTGCTTCTTAGGAATAACTCTCTCTAAGATAACATTGTGCGCGTCCTCCACCATATGATCAGGCATAATATCATAATCAACAGTGCCTAAGGGTACTCCATTTTCATCTTTCTTTTGAAATTCTACTTTTGGCACAACCGTCATGTGAATCTGAAATCGCCCTAACAGTGCTAATGCATCTGAAGCATATAAATGCGCATATAGTGTCTTAACGTTTGTTGTTCCGATAACACATCCAGCATTCCAATATACATTACCTTTACTATCTAGATCAGCTTTCTTAACCAGACATGGTACACAATTAATAATATCAATAATACTTTTAACATCATTAGGTATACCATTAACTTTATCTGGCTGATCTTTACACAGATCATCCATAACAACTATGTCGTGGTGATTTTGATATCCATCGACATGTTCTGTTGTAGGATTAAAATGAAAAACTGCTTCTTCGTTAAATGGTAATCCTTTATGGAAAATATTCCAATATAAACGGTGTATTTTGGTAACCATATAAGATTTACCTACAGACGAATTACCGTATAATAATAATGCAAAGGGTAAAGGTTTATGTGAATTAGAACTTCTATGATTAATACGCATAGCTTCTAACTTCATACATTTCAACAAATTAGCGTTAATTAAATTCAAGCACTTCTTCGAGCCTATATACTTACACATTGCTAACTGTTCTTTACCATATTGAATACAATATCTCAGCTTAATATCATATTCCATTGCAGTAAGATAACCAACTCTTTTGAGTCCATTAGCTATTATCATATTAGATTTTCCATCTAATTCACACACTGTTTGTAACCATTCACCATATTTATCACCATTGTGAATATATGCATTCTTATTTCCTTCTATAAAGTATTGATAACCGCTATCTAAAAAATCTACAATAGCGTCAAATAATTGACCTAAGAAATCGATTTTTCCTCTAAAAGCTTTCTTCGAAACTCTTTTATAATCTGGAATGACTATTTCGCCATAAGATCTTAATCCAAGCTCAACGCTTAAAGCGGTAGTACAAAAATATGCCATGACATTATAAAATTTGTCATACATCGGGCAATTCAAAACTGCCGTACCACCATCTCGCAATGATTTTAATAAATCTATCAATCTCTTTCCAGGACTTAATGAATTATCTTGAGCAGATATATTACTAAAACCAAAATAATCTCTCAAAACTCCTGACAGTGTCTCCATAAGGCCAAATAATTTATTGCCTGTTATTGAATTAATTAACGAGACAATACGGGCCACAAATGAGGCTGTTGTATGTGTAGCATACTTCATTTCAACCATAAAAGCGCCTATATTAATAAACTGGTGTTTAATAATCGCTTCCACATCTATATTTCGTATGGCTCTTTTTACGCACTCTTTCACACCAAGTGCAGCATAATATTTTGCATTCACATGTACATCATGAGCACAATATGAGATTATAGCAGTAGAATCCATCAACGCTATTCCAAAATTTATTAATCTTGGAGAAGTATGGTCTACTATAAAATCTAATGCACTTAAGAAATAATCTGTCGCGGTAGCTTCACCACAACTGCCTTGTGCCTGCACTCCAGTTGATCTGCGACATCTTCTGGCAGCATAAATAAGTTGCGTCATAGCTAACTCATCAATATCTCCGACACCTTTAATTGGTATTTCATCATTTAACATCATAATTAACTCATAAAGGAAGCAATCATCAAAAACTGCTCGATAATTATGAACTCCTATTACACTGGCTAAGGAAATTCTAAAATAAAAATCTGGTGTAGATTTAAAATACTTTAATGGGCTAGCATCAAACTGCTTATCATTTATATAAATACTAGCCTTCGTTATCAACCAATGCTGGACGTCATCCATATTAGTATGAGGATGATATACAAATAAATCCTGATCGGTAGATACCTGCATTTTAACAACCTTCCTACGTTGTATCCAATCACAGAGCTTCAAGAATAACTCATTAAAGCTTATCCTTGGCTCTATAAAACTATCGTATGGAAAAACTTCGTCTAAGTTTTTCTGAATTTCCAACGCGCTTGGTACACGTTCAAATTCCACCGGGGCATAATGTTTAAAAATATTATTGTTTTTATTCATATTGGTTATTGGGTGGTCTAATTTTGTTCTTTATAAAATCTCTTAAATTATAATAAATATTCTCTATAATATAATACCAAGATCCATTTAAGTGCGAATCACTGCCCAATCGCCACTTAGGATGTTACTAACTTACAGTATATAAACGCTCTATATTTAGTACGAATAATCTCTACTATCTCAAATTTCTAATTGATAGCATATAATTACGTAGTACAGAGAGTATTATTAATACGACGAAGCGCGGAAACTGCCTGCAGCGGGTACGTTTCCATTCTACAATAAAGCTGAATTATTGTATCCTTGTGCAAAAATAAAGTACTTATATTTTCACGTGTAATATTAGGACATCCGTATGCGGTGTCGACATCAAAAACTTCAAAAATAAAATAAATAAATAAATATATAAAATAATAAATAATATAAAGACGTAACGCATTAGTGCGTCGTATAAAATAAAGTATATAATAATCAATATGCACAGTTATAAAATAAATAAATTAATGTTCAAACAATTTATTAATCAATCAAAATTCAGCTTGGGGGGTATTAAATTATTTTGAGTAGCTTAAAAAACCACTAAAATAGTTTAAAATCATTTCGGATTGTAAGGTGGATATTGAGCATAATAATATGAAAACATATTATTACTAATAATAATTACTGACCTGATATGGATAAAATGCTAAATAGCGTATAGATAAATATATATATAATAAATATAATATAAGATATTATACTAAACGTATAATACAAATTTAAGAGTGATTATATATATAAAATCCTTATATATTAACAACTTATAGTAATAAATTACATTATTAAAATAAGAAGCATTATTTTAGCTTTCCTGCGGTACCAGAAAAGCACAAATTTAGCATGGATTAAAACTTAATTAAATGTACCGATTTAATTGTAAGGGTAAATATCGAATACTTCAATATAAATAGTTAGTTTATATAAGTATCTCGTAAAGAAACCAAAAACAAATAAATAAATATATATAATAAA